AAGTAATTCACCCCACCACGCCATGATCATAGCCGCCGCCGCAACTTTAGTAGGAACAATAGCTACTTCTTTGTTGACTCACGTCATAAAAGAACAAATCTATAAAGCTTACTGTGGGTATACAGGAAGCGCAAGCGACTCAGATCTGTCCCGTCACCTTAACCGTGACCAACTCAAGACACCCGATGACTACGGGAGTGTCTACCTGCAAGCTAAGCAGGTTCCAAAACTAGCAAAGCGTCTAGCAGCGCAAGCCCGTACTGAACTGTACCTTAGGCATCGAACAGAAGCCGAAGTTATTCAGGTCAGGGAATGGGCCTGCCGAACTATGCGCCAGATGAATGTTAGGAGTGTGGACCAAGTCCGCATCCTACCGTACATTCTCATCTGGGCATTTGTGGAAACTAGATGGGAGAGGAACGCTCGTCTCGAGACCCTAACGGCCACGTACGTTAAAAGAGACATGGAGACTCAAATTTCCATGTGGTCTTACGAATGGCCATCGTTCAGACACTGGTTCGGAAGAATACATTCCGAGCCAGTTGTGTCTGACAACTGAAGGGGCCTTGGGAGGATACGAGGGGTGGATGCAGGCATTTCGACTGCTCCCGACCACCCTGACTTGAGCGTATCTTATCTTAAGGGAAAACCAAAGGATAGATTTTTCTATTGGATCTATCCTTTGTCCACACTCACGAGATATCGTGTACACAATAGTAACATCACATCATGTGTGAGAGCAATGAAGGAAAGGTTGTTGTTCGTGAAGAAAGGAGGGGTTTTTATACCCACTCCCAGACCAACAATCTCCTTCACAGTAGCTTGCAAGACGTTTGTCTCTGCATTCTCCAAGCTTGTTCATCCTGTCTCCCCGTTAACCGACGATCAATTCCTCGGGGCTTACAAAGGACGCAGAAGAACAGTATACGAGGATGCAATGAACTCACTCGTTTGCAAGCCATTTAGGTTGGCAGATTCTTATGTCAACTTTTTTGTCAAGTGTGAGAAGATCAACTTCTCAGCAAAGCCTGATGCTGTGCCTCGCGGGATTTCACCTCGTAATCCCAGGTATCATGTGAAGTTAGGTCCGTATATCAAGCGGATTGAAAAGAAAATTTATGATAACATCGCAAAGGTGTTTGGTGCCAAGACGGTGTTCAAAGGATTGAACGCTGCCGACAGAGGGCACCACCTTCGTGACCACTGGGAATCATTCGATGATCCAGTAGCTGTAGGCCTTGATGCCAGCAGATTCGATCAGCATGTCTCAGTTCAAGCACTGAAGTATGAGCATGCCATATACAAACAGTTTTATCCTGGCGATAGAGTGTTTTCTTCGTTATTGAGGATGCAGTGTAACAACCGCATCTTTGCCAACTGCCCTGACGGGCGTGCTGAACTCAACTTGGTTGGCGCGCGCATGTCAGGTGACATGAACACAGCTTTGGGAAACTGCCTCATCATGTCTAGTCTTGTTTATTCCTACCTTATTACGAGGGTGACTAAATTCAGGCTAGCCAATGACGGGGATGACTGCGTAGTGATCATAGAGAAGAAGGAGCTGCAGAAAATTGCAGACTTGTCCTCGTATTTCCTCAAACTAGGGTTTGACATGAAAATCGAGGATCCCGTCTATATCTTTGAACAGATCGAGTTCTGTCAATCTCAACCTGTCTGGACGCCAGAAGGATGGATTATGGTAAGAAAGGTCGCCGCTTCCATTGCCAAAGATTCTATATCTATCAAACCTCTTGATAACCCCAAGGTGTTTCGTAGATGGATGAAGGCTGTAGGGGAAGGAGGATTAGCGCTCACCGGCGGTATACCAATAATGCAAGATATTTATTGGATATACTTCAAGACGGGTGGAGATGCTAAGGCGCTCGAAGACCCAACAATGGAAACGGGGGCAAAGCAACTAGCGGCGGGGATGAAGAGGAAGTACTCACGCATTCATCCGCTAACACGGGTCTCCTTTTGGAGAGCTTTTGGGATAACAGTTGCTGCCCAGCAGTGTCTCGAATCGCACATCCGCAAACTAAGTGTGGAGTTTGAAGTGTGCGACGAGATGTTAACACGTCCTGAAGTAGTCATTTAGGGCGACAATAGTACAGTTGGTTAAAGTGAGTCAATCCATGGACGAGCTGACCAATCAGGGCGTCACGACCCTGCTACCTGGAGTGGGCTAAGAATGGACGGGCGGTTCACCTTAGTTGTTCATTCATATTGGAGGGGGCGGAGGCCTCACAAAAACACTCACGGTGGTTCGTAAACCATGGGGTTAATCAGCTTAATGACCCAAAACTATTACTTTAGTGCTAAACAGAAAGCCAAGAGACTGCACGGAGTCCCCTTTCTTCTTAAAAATTAAAAACAATATACAAAATTTAAAAATAACAAAAGTGCCAGGTCAAATCACCAACTTGTCACAAACAAAAATATTTCTTTAAAAGTAAGGTTGCTGATTAATGTACAGTCCCCGTGTCATAGGGTATCCCATACTATGACGAACAAAACAAGCACAAGGGCTCGGCGAGCCCGACAAATCGCCCCCGCTCCTCAACCAAAGCAGAGGAAAGCGAAGAAGGCTACCCCTTTTTCGGATGTTGGATCCATCGTTGGATCTGCTGTAGGTGGAATGTTCGGTGCACCCTATTTAAAGGGTGTCGGTAAATGGTTAGGCTCCGGAATCGGATCTATTTTCGGCTCTGGGGATTATCAGTTGGTAGGCAGTTTACCTGACTACAATGTGATGATGAACGGAAACCAGATACCGAAATTCTCAACCACCAAGCAGACCAATGTTGTATGCCACCGAGAATATCTTCAGGATATCGATGGCACCGCTGGATTCAACATCAAATCGTTCCCTCTTAACCCAGGGATGGCCAAGACGTTCCCATGGCTGTCCACGGTAGCTCAGAATTATCAAGAATACAAGATTCATGGTATTATTTTTGAGTTTAGGCCCTTGATCACCGACTTTGTGACGGGAGGTGCACCAGGCGTTGTAATTATGGCTACAAATTATAATGCTGATGCCCCACCTTATTCCACAAAGCAAGAGATGGAAAATAGCGAGTATGCTGTTTCCGTTAAGCCTACGAAGGATCTGATGCATGGAGTAGAGTGTGCGACGAATCAAACCGTCCTCTCTCAACTTTACGTTAGGTCTGGAGAACCGCCTACTGGCCAGGATAAACGATTATACGATTTGGGTAACTTTATGTTTGCGACACAACAGAACCCTCTCCAGAATCTTGGAGAGTTGTGGGTGTCTTACTGCGTTGAATTCTTCAAGCCAATTCTTCCCGCTGATGTCGGCGGTAACGTGCCTTCTGTTTACAGCTTAAGGAATGTCGTTGCCCCTGCCACCCCATTTGGAGGGGCATCAGTAGTAAAGCAAGGAGATTTGGAAAGCACCATCACACCAACAAGCATAACCTTCTATGCAAATCCGGGTAACTTTTATACGTTAACAGTTACTTGGACCGGCTCCATAGCGGCCATAGCCACTTACCCTGCGACCACTTTAACAGGATTAACAGCTCAGCCAATCTTTGGAAACGGCACCGCTTTCACCTCAGGCCCTAATACTGGCACCAATTGTTTATCAATGACATACGTTGGTAACTTTAAGTGTACAGCCTTGGCACCATCAAACTGCACGATCACCCTTGGGATCCTCGGATCCTACCCTACTGGGGCGACTTCAGCCGATATCATCCTTACGGGTGTTTCGACAGAAATGCAGTTCTAAGGTTGAGAGACAGCGCAGGTGACGGCTCATACCCGTCTTGTGATTATTGACCACACGCAACTGAAATGACTTCTCGTCTAGAGAGCTGAAGGACCGAAGCACTAGAGGCTTAGGACTGGTTTTTACACCCAGCAGCAACCGGTTAATCGTGGCTGAGACAGCTGGACCTCTTTCTTAATCCGTTAGGGGAGTTTCCAATTGAGATTTGATTACCGTAAGGCGGTACTGATGCGGAGTTGCGATCCGTACAGCGAGGTTATAGCAGGGCACTCATAAATTTGGGCTTGAGTGTCCATAGTCATCAAGTTAACTAAAAATCA